ATACATTTTGATATTGGCTTTTGGTATAACTGTTTCTAAGTCTACCAAACTCTGCAAGTAAATATTCATCACCTAACAGTAATGCCATTTTTAATTTGTTTGGTCCTGATGGTTCATCTCCCCAAAATTCGCCGTCTTCATCTTGTACTGTATCAGGATTTTTACCATGCCAACTCATTGTTACATGTAGTCCTGTGGAATTATTTGTGCCAAAGTTTTCTTCACTCCAGTCAAATAAACTTCTCATTTCTTCTAACATTTTTCTAGGACTATCAAATACCGGTGATATAAGTTCTGCTCCTGCCCCTTCGTCAGGTTCAATACTGCTATCGTTTTCTACTGCCCAAGCAGTTGTAGTATTTGTATCTCCGTAATCTCCTGATTCCGGATATTCTGTGAATGAACTATTATCTTTGATCCAGTTATTTAATTCATCTGCTACACCCTCAACATCACCGCCTGGTCTACTGTAGTCGTATCCATAGTCATCAAGGAAACTGCTTATATAACTATAGTTGTCATATATCCAATCTTCTGTACTGTAATCATCTCTTGCGGCTTCTTTGGCATCATCGTCTAGATCATTGTCTTCTTGTATGTCCTTTCTTAACCATTCTAAATATTCGTCTTCGTATTCTTCTTCTACATACTCTCTGACCCAATTAATATACTCCCAACCATCTTCTTCTCGGTTTTCATATTCTTTGGGGTCTTGTTCTTCAAAATTGTCTTTGTATCGTTCTACTGCTTCGGAACTTGGTCCTGAACCACTATCTATAAAATCATTTAAATAGTCTTCATCTTCTCTGACCTCATTTACTTTATCTTCTATAATGTCATCTAGATATTCGTCTTGTCCTTTGCTGTACAACCATTCTTCAAAGTCTTCCCATACTTGGTCTGGCATATCACCGTATTCGTATTCGATATCACTGATACTCATATTGTCTACATCGTCACTGGCACTTCTGCTATCTACACTATAGAAAAATGTTTCTGCTTCAAAGCCACATTTAACTGGAGCGTCTAAGGCCTCTGTTGCTACATTTTTTCTATTAAAGTTTATCTCGAATAGTTTAGGATCTGCTTCTTTAAGACGACTTTTAGATAATCTTTTTATCTTGCCTTTAAGACTTTTAATTTTTAATTTTTTGCCTTTTCGTTTTGCAATTTTTGAGAGACGGCCCTCATCTAGTCCTACGTCATCAAATTGATCAAACGTTACGGTGTTCCCTTTTTTATCTGTTACAATTAATAGATTTTTATGTTTCCCAGAACCTACACGTGATTTCACCTCGTAAGGTTCTTTGCCATCTTTAGAGTATACTACCGTTGGCTTGTCTGGATTTACATTTACATCTTTTGCTTTAATAATTTTACGTTCTGGACCTGTCTCTACTTCTGTATCATTTTTTGTCTTCCCTAGTGCTGTAGGGGAAGAGGTGACTCGGTTAGCAATAGAACCTTTAGGCTCTTGTTGCTGTCTTTGTTTTGCGTTAGTACCATGTCCTTGTTCGCCAGAAGATATAGGATATTGTTCCTTTATTTTATATTCTTTCAATAAATGTTCTAAAGTTTTTACATCAGTAAACTTCATTATCTACGTCTCTTATTCATAGTACGCAATCTTCTACTATTAGGATTAAACTTTTTAGTTCTCTGAGCTCGTCTTGCCATACGAGTACCCATTCTTGCTTTTGTTCTTTTTAATGTAAGTCTCTTTTTAAAATCTATAGGAGCACTACATTGACTTACATTAGATACAACTCTTCCTTTACGTCTGCCACTAGTACACCTTACGGCACGTTTAATAGTGTTACCCATTTTACGCCATACCATTCTGCCTTCTGTAATAGTTACATCTGTAAATTCTTCTAATCTCATTTTACCATTTCCTACATGACCAATAACGTGCTTTTGTTTTTGGTCCTGGATTTGAGCAATTATGTCTTGCTCTGAAACTTTTTCTTGCTTTAGGATTACTTTTCCTAATACGCATTGTTTTTCCTTTAACACTAGACCCGCCATGGCCAAAGTTTACTTTTTTAACGTTTCCTGTTTTAGGATCTTTCACATAAACTTTAAACTTTTTAACATCACCTTGCATAGGTTTGTTTAGTTTAACTTTGCGTCCTTGGTATTCTGCTTCAAACATATCATTTTCGTCTATGCTATATCCTACATATCCGAACTCTTCGTGAAAGTCTTCTGCATCATCAAGTGTTATTTCTTCTACTATATCTAAATATCTCATAATATCTTCATTAATAATCCTACAACTGTTGTCATTAGTGTAGTAAATGTTAGTCCAACTATAGCGATGATCCAACTTTCAAGTTTGTTTAATCGCTCTTTAGTCACTTCTTTAAATTCTTTTAATTCTGCTGTAATTGATTCTATACGAAGCATATCAGCAATTATATGTGCTTCTATATCACCACTTTTAACGTATGGCTTAGGCATTATTTCCGGTTCGTTCTTTTTTGGCATATTACTATTATAATAAGTCTTGCTTACTAAATTCCATATTAATTGTACTTTTAGTATCTATGGTTCCACCATTTAATACTATTCCGTTTAATTCGTCTGTAAGTGTAGTTATAGTGTGTACATCTGTTCTTTCAAAAGCAAATTTAAATATCCAACCTGCTCCTGTCATACTAGGTGCTCCGTAATTTTCTAGAACATTTGCACCTACTCCGCTTAATGCTACAGGTTCGTTCATTACAACTGGTTGTGCTCTTAATCCAATTACTTGTACAACACTTTCAAAATCTTTCTGACTAATGTCAGCAAAATCACCAGTTCTTGTTATATCCATACTTGTAAACAATGTGTAAAATTCTATATTACCTGAAAGTGTCTCACTACTTCCCATTGCTCCGCTTCTATTTCCTGCAACCATTCTGTGTCTCCTGTATTACACTATTTATCAGTATTACCATTCCTTCAGCCAAAAAAAATCCCCAACGAGTGAGGATTTTTTAATAAGTTTAAATTAACTTAGAATGAGACATCTCCAATAACGTGACCTGCGATGTCGCCGTTTGCTAAATTGTCTGCACCTTCTACAATCATATTAACTACTGCCGCCGTTGGTGCGCCAACTTTTAATACTGAAAGGTTTAAGTTTTGAACTGTGCTAACTAATGCTGTTAATTGAGTTGCTGAAATATTTCCTGATTGTTGAGTAAAACTCTTAAGGAATACATCTTTACCAATAAACTCACCAGCCGCCGCCGCTCTTCTATCTGCTTGTGCCATTTTATTCTCCTAATATTAGTGTACAATAGTATTGTACGTTACTTTTATTTATCAAAAAAGTCATAAAAAAAGGCAGTATAAACTGCCTTCTTTTGTGTAAAACTAAGTCTTAACTAAATGTTACTACCAATGTTGCACCTGTGAATGAAGGTGTTGCGCCTGCGCCTTGAACAGCAATGTGACATCCGTCATTTGCTATATCATCTTCAACTGCTACAACAATAAAACCTTCGTTTTGTGCTTCTGTACATACTGCTTTCACTGAAACTGCAGATACATCTGTAACTGCTATAATGTGAGTAGTTCCTACGAAGCCGTTTGCCGCTCTTACGTCAGCATTTGGGTTTGCTTGTGCCATGTTATTCTCCTGATAAGTTATGGAGTTTAAATAACTCCGTTACACTTATTTATCTTTTTTTGTATTTTTTTATAGTTTATTATTAGGATTTTTCTTACTAGCGGCTAATTTGAGACTATTTTTGTTATAAGAAATTTTATCTCCTGGTAAACTGGCTATTTTACGTCCTGCATCATAAGATGTTGTTGCAGTACTTCTTATTGTTGAAAAATCAATATCTGATAATCCAGGTACTGAATTTGCGGCCTTTCTAGCATTTTGATTTCCTATTTGGGCACCTCGTGTTTTTTTATCAGTAGTTGCTTTAGAAGTTGTTTGTTTATCTGTACCTTTATTTTTCTTTTCAGAATTTTTCCTTTTAGTATTTTCATCACTTAGGTACTTTTGATAATTAGCACTACCCATATCAATTGCTGACCCCCAGTCTGTTTTACCATCTACCTGGTTCATTGGTGCTTGTCCGGCCTGCATTATCATTTGTAAAAGAATAGTATTTCCAGAGTACTTCATTTGTACGTCTGACCAAGTAAGTTCTTCTTTTAATATTTGCGTTATTTTCATTTTTGTCTTTGCCTTCCACTAGCCCAATAACCTGCTATTGCACCGATTCCTGTTCCTGCTTTCTTATATTTATCAGAATCTTTTCCATATCTTTGTGCAATCTTTTTACCTACATATCTACCTGCAACTGCACCAGCGGCCGCACCAGCAACTCTTTTAGCAGTACTAGGTTGTTTTTTATACTTATCAGACATTCTATAACTTTTATATTTTGTCATTGTGGATAAAGGTCCTATCATTTCACTGCCTCTACCAATCCTTCTAAATTCTTGTATAATTTGTGCTACTACTAATTGTTTTGATCTGTATTTTAAATTTTTCCAATCAGTAATGAATCTACGGAATTGTTTATATTTTGCATTACTTATTTTTAATTGCTTTTCTAATCTCATAAAGTAAACAATAGTATCATTAGAGTTTTCTCTGCCTTGTCCCACTTTAGTAAAAAAGTTCCAATGATGTGAATCATTAAAATTACAACTCTTTAAAAACATTTTACTTTCAATAGGATTTTTAAGACTAATATTTCTATTGCTTGGATCATTAACCTGATATGCTAACAAATACAGGTCTGTTGCATGACTCCTAAAGAAGTTATACTTACCGTATTGTGCTGTTTGTTTTGCATACGATCTTGCAAACCCTTCTTGTTTTTCATCTTTAGCCATCATAAATGTAGTTAAAGATGTTAAATATAGCAAATCTGCTATATCTCTACCATTATAAATTTTAAATTGATTAGTAGTTCTAAATAGTCTTGCTTCTGATATTTCTTGATCTATTAATTGTAGTTCCATTTTATTTACCTGGCATTCCTGTACCAAAGTTTAGTCTGCTAAACTCTAGTCTATCTACTAATTTTAATGCATTACCTATCCTATCCACTGCTACAAATCCTTCTTCGCCAGTTACCTCATAACCGTTTTCTGTTTCTTTAAACGTAGGCAATTGTCTAATTGTTTCTAATTTTTTAATAATAAGTATTTTGGATTGTATAATTTTTAAATATAAATCATACACACTTACTATACTTGGTACATGCTCTTTAATAAACTTAACACCTTGTACCAACTTTTCATTCATTTCATCTTGTTTTGCTTGAGTCTTATATCCATCTATTTTCTTTTGCATAAAGGTAATATACTTCTGCACAAAGCCTTGAGCAAACTTAGTAGGCTCATCAAATGCTCCTGCTCTAATGTTATTATTTACATGAGCCTTTAATTGTTGTAAGAAGTCTTTGCCTATTAGATCGTTACCTTTTTCTAACCAACTAAAAGTATCTGAATCTATACCTTTTAAGTAACCGTCTGCTTCTTTAATAGATGTTGTAATAGTATTACTTTCTTCCTGTGTTAATGTTACAGTTCCACGTAAGTTTTTAATTAAGGCATCTCTATGCCATACTTTATTACTGTTACCTAGTACACTACTATCAAAACCAAATTTAGCAGTTGTATCGGCTAATGTAGGCCCTCCTACATACTCTGTATGCCATACTATGCCCATGTCCGCACTTGTAATTTGCTTTGCTAAATCACTACTAGTAGGAATAGCATATACAATAGTATTAGGTTTAAATACTAAACATTCTTCCCCATCTATAGTTACTGTTTCTAAATCACTTTTAGAAAATAACATATCACCCTGTGCAACTGTATTCCAAGTTAATCCTTTCAAACTTTTTAATGCTAATTTTAATTTATCTTGTAGGCCTTCAGAAGGATGATTTTCTTCTATATCTTTATCTGTAAAATTTATTTTTGGCTTCTGTGCAAATACACCTTTAGTACCTACAAAAAATTTACCTGTTGCAGGATCTTTACCAGCAATCACGGCAGGTGCTCCGTCCCATTTAGTTGTCATGCTTACAGGTTTTTCTGAACTTCCATCTAGCATTTGTTGTAGGCTGTATAGATAATTTATGGCTTCTTTGGCGCCTTGATATCCTTTATTAAAAATATTATCTTCCAAATGCTCTAAGTGAGTATTTTTATTTTCTGCTTCTAATATTATTTCCGTAATTAAAGGCTTAGATATTTCATTAAATTTCATATCCAGTCCTCTAAGATATTATTTGATCTCTAGCAGAAACAATAATTTTAAATAGTTCTTCGTCACCACCTTCTTTGTCAGGATGATACATGGAACTTAATGCTTTAAAATTCCTGTCTACTTCTTGATCTGTAGCATCTTGTTTTAAGCCAAGCATTTTGTATGGGTCACTAAATAAATTTTGACCGCTAGGAGTCATCTTCCTATTAAACCTTATATTTCTAACAGCAAGTTTTATTTTTTGCCTAAGTTCCATTTTATCTATGCCACTATAACCCTTCGAAAAGGAACTGATATCTCGTTTGGCTCCATCTTTAGATCTAGCATTATAATCTGCAGGAGTTGTTTCTGAATCAAACGGTATATACATTTTCCAAGATTTTAAAGGAAAGCCAGCAGGACTGTGGGCAGTCATGACTGTAATAACTTCACTATTTGGTTGAGGCTTTACTTTAACTGTGCCTTTAATCCACTGTCCTGGTTTCCCGGAGTCTTCTTGTCCAATATAATAGAAGATGTCATTTACATTCACATCATTAGTATTCACAACCTTTAACTTTGCCTTATCACCACTTTTCATAGACAATATACTTAAATCCCTTTTACCGCTCAAGTCTGTAGATTGTCCTCTTAGAAGATTTTTATAATCTTGTCCTTTTTTATCGTTAGGTATTGGCTCGTAAGAATAAGGCACTAAATTAGTAGTACTATTGTCATTTTGTTCCGGGTCACTCCCTGGAGGTCTGGTTTGTGTACCTTTAGTAGTATTGTCTCCAGATTCTCCTTTCTTTTGTTCTGGTTTAGGTTTAGGACCAAAAAGCATATCAGTAATTTTTCCTGGTAAGCCTCCTCCGGAACCCGGTGCTATTAATAATCTACCTAATAAATCTCCTATTTCACCACCACGTCTTCCACCAAAATTTCTAGCACTAACTTGACTATCCTGTCCTAGTCTACCACCTTTTTTTAGCCAGTCTGGAAGTCCTTTAGTGACCCAGGTTAAAAACTGTTCTTTATACGTTGGATCTAATTCTCTTTGTCCGTCTGGTTTAAATCCATAGTTTGCCATCAGTGTAGCATTTAGTAAACTGTTTTTGTCTACTTTTTGTTTAGTACTTTTATTAAACCAAAGATTTAACTTATTATCATAAATATATTCTTGTTTGCCATATTTAAAAGTTTGTTTGTCTTTAATTGGTTGTGTTTCAATTGCAGGTTTAGTATCACCCTTTTTGCGGTCAATTTCTCTTCCTGCTTTTTCCACATAGTGACGCCATCTTCTTGAATACTTGGTTAACCGTTGTTTACCATCTTTATCTAGAAATGGATTTCCTTCGTCATCTTCGGAAGGTTGCGGTTTTAAAAATATCCATTTTTTATTTTTGAAACGATCACCTTGTCCGGGAGTTTTCTCAGTCTTTATATTATATGACCAATTTTGTAATCTTTTATCCCATTTATAAACAATATTTATTGGTTCCTCTTTATCAGTTAGATCACCATCTTCTGTATGCCCATCAGGTATTTTAGCCATTTCAAGTTCGAAGTTAGTAAAATCTTCAAAGACATTTATATTGTTTTTCTTTTGAATTAGATCATTAATCTGCATTACTTTCTCGTTGGGATTCTTTTATAACTTTTGTTATACCCCTGGAGAATTTTTTGCCATCTCGACCTTTAATGCTGTTGACTAGTCTATTTGTAAGATCTTTTGCTGTTGCAGGATCGTAAAACCGATCTATCTGCTCTAATAAACTAATAGCACTGGCAATAACATGTTCTCCCCTATTAGAAACGACATGATTCCTATCACGATCGACTGAAATCTGATTTAGTTCTTCTAATATACTGCGAGTTTTCTTCACATCATCTCCAAAAAATATGTATAATGCTATTTATCATTTATATGTCGTTCTTCTTTAAGAACTCTCGCATGTTCATTGCTTGAGAAACTGTATCCTGTGCTGACTGTTCCTCTGCTTTAATACTATTGCCTCTTTTTAGTTGTTCTACAAGATTTCCTGTAGTTACTGTCATTGCATCCTCATCACCTTCTTCTAAGTCTACTATTCTTAATGTATCTGGATCAAACTTTAAGTCTACTTTTGTACCTACACCACTACTAGATCTTGTTTTCATAAACTGTATTTGATATCTACCCTTTTCTCGCATAGCATTACTTGTAAATATACCCACAACATTATCTGCTGTTTGTATTTTACTAATACCACCTGCAATATGATGATGATCAAATTCTATTTCTTCTACTGCTCCTCTGTTTAACTGAGAAGCCGTTACAAACAATAAGTCTTTTTCCATTGCTAAGTTACGCAACTCTTCAGATACATACTTGTCTTTAATAAACAAATCACTGCCACTTACCTTTGCACTAATAGGCATCATTAAATCCAAATAGTCTACAAGTAAACAATCTACTTTTTCACCACATGCTATTTCATATTCTCGCAAAAAGACTCTTATATCATTTACATTAACACCGTTAGGCATTTGTTTTACTCTCAATCTACCAGCACCTTTAGACTTCATACGAACTTTTAAATCCACATCGTCCATATTTTTCATTACTTCTTTTGTGCCATATCCAGATACCATACTATCTAGACGCATACTAATTAATTGTTCACTGAGCTCTAAACTAATATAAACAGTATTAAACCCTGCTAATGCCCAATTTACTGCAAAGTTCTGTAAAAACAAACTTTTACCTGCACCAGAACCACCAGCAAAGATTGTCATCTCACCTCTGTTCATGCCACCATATAGTTTATGATCTATTCCTTTCCAACCTGTACTAATTGCACCAGACTGATCTTTAATCCATTGTAATCTTTCCTTAGGATTTTCAAAGTAATCTAATCCTAAATCCTTTACTAGTCCTACTTGACTAGCATCTTTAATTTTATTTTCTACTGTACCATAGTCTTGATTTTCTAATAAGTCTGTACTTTCAATAATTGCTTTCTCTAATGCTTTATGTCTGCAAAAAGTTTCAAACTCTCTTAAAAACCAATCATGGTGATCGGAAGTTACATTTTCTATAGGTTCTAAAGTAACACCACTTGCCGCACTTACTTGTTCTGGGGTAGGGATAGAATTAAAATCAGTTGCATGACTTTGAAATAATTCAACTGCTTTTCTATATTTAATATTAAAATAAGTTGGATCTACAATATTTGCACATCTGCTGAATAAATCAGGATCACTTATTAAAAACTTTAAAAATAGTTCCTGTGTTTCCTCATTATAGTTTGTTAAATCACTCATATCTTTTCTTTATCTCACTTATTATATATCTTGAAAATTGGTTATGACCATCATTATTTGGATGACCGTCTACGTGTGTATTTTCTAAATCAACTATGTGACTCATTGGTTTTAATATATTATTGTTAGGTTGTATTAGTTCCGTTGGAATGCATTTGTTACTCATCGCTGTAATTAAGTAATTTATATTTGTGTTCTCAAAATATTGTATCATAGTATTTAACATATAAAATGTTTCATTTTTTACTTGTTCTTCTGTCCTAGTAAGTAAATTATATTCTCTAAATCTTTCCCATTGAACTCTAATTAGTTTTTGATCTATATCTTTCCTTTTATAACTTTCGTCATCAAAGTGTAAGTAGTCTCCCTGTTGTCCTAACCATAAGTCATTTATACTATTATAAAATTCGTCTCTGTAAGGATCTGTTAGTTGTAAAATTACAAGATCAACATCGTTATTTTCTAAATACTTTTTAGTTCTTCTAAATATTCTTTTATTACTACCTGCTATCCAACTTTCATTTGTAACATCGTAGGGTAAAGCATCTGGCCATGCGTACTTATTATCAGCATTATTACCATAACTAAAACTACAACCATTTATATATACTTTCATTAATGATCATGTCCTATGTGTACACCAAAAAAGTATCCTATCGCTAAAGATATAGGAACTATTATCAGTAAATCCATTAGCCAATGTAATGCTATGGCCAATGAGATTATCTCCCTCCAATGTACTTTACATACATCTGCCCAATGTTTAATTTTATTAATCATAACATTTTTGCCTTTACTTTAATTTTTAAAGCATTATCTGTAGCATGTTTTATAATACTACTAACCGTTGCCAATCTACCATAACGTTGTACAGCATCTGCGGCATCTTTACATTCAACGTGCCAAGGCGGGAAACTTACTTCCCACCCTAGTTCAGCGGCCTGCATAATTAAATCTACTCCTGCTTCGTCTCTATCAGGACATACAATTATTCTTTTACCTAACTTCTCAATTAGATGTGCCTGTTCAGGACCAACACTATTACCTTGTATTGCTATGCCATCTACCATTATAGCATCAAAGACGCCCTCTGTCACTATAACAATTTCTCTTTTGCTATCTGCAAATCTATCTATATTAAAAACATATCCAGGTTGCATTTTATGTAAGTATTTTGGTGTTTGCTTATTGGGAGGATTTATATGTCTTGCAGTCCAACCTACTAAATCACCATTGTAAGAAAAAGGGACCACCAATCTTTGCTTATATAATGACTCATCAAAATATAGCAATGGATATAGACCAATTAGTCCCCTCTCTTTTGCATATTGCCTAATAGGATGTTCTTCAGGCAAATCATCTACTGCTGTTGCAGTTTCAGGTAACTCTTCTTGTTTAAATTTTGCTAGACTATAAACATAGTCTGATGCTTCTTGTGTTTCTAAATCTTCTGCATATTTTAAAAGTTCTACAGTTACTTTGTGTATCTCTTGTTGGTCTGCACCTAATGTTAATGCTAAGTCTTTGTATTTCTTTCCTAATGCAGGACTAGGCTCCCAACCAGTTGTAAAACCGCAATTAAAACAATTATAGGATATTTTTGCACCTGTTGTAATTAATCCACCACGTTTTCTTTTGTCAGTACACATTGGACAGTCCATTGTATTCCAACCACTGGGAGTTCTACTTGTCCTAATAGGCAAGTTATCCAAAAGAAGGCGGTGCACCTTTTCAACTAAGAAGTCTATATCCATGCATTAATTATACATGATATATGCTGAAAAGTCAACTAGTTTCTAATTAGTACTTTACTGATAGTTCCTGCTGTAGGCACATGTTTTATTCTAAGCCAATTTGCATTTACTTGGAATGTTCTATGTGTTAATACTGAGGATGAAGTTAACGACACATTACTAATATCAAACCAGTCAGTACTTGCATCATCACTATTAGGAGCATTTTCTAAACAACTACCTTGTATTGTTATTTCTCCTGAATAAGAGGAAGGATAGATTGCTAAACTATGTAAAGAGTGATTAAAGTTTCTATCTGCATTACCATACATTGCACTAGACACATATACATTACTACCTGATTGTGTGAATGAATTTATACTTTGTGTAGTAACTGGTTCTTCACTTACCTGATCTGATATTTCTATTTGGAATTTTAATCCACTATTTTGATCTGTAAACACAGGAGCATCTGTACCATCTGATTTTAGCATTGTTATATAGATTGTATAAAGTCCTGCATCAAAATTAGCAAGGTCACCATCATTTAAAACTAATTTTACTTGTCCTACTTTAGTAGTTTGCTCTAATAATTTAGATAAAACTCTTCTTTTAGTAGTAGGATTAATAATATTACCACTAAACGTATTACCAAACACATTTTGTTTTTTTCTATCTCTATCAGTAATATTAAATACTAATTCGTTTGTTATTCCTTTGTGTGCTATTAATTTTCTGTTATTCATAGGTCTATTATCCACATATACGCCATTAGCATCTATTACTAAATCTATATAATCTTCGTACAAATATAATTTGTGATTGCCTTGGCTCATAATTTTTACTCTTTCTATTGTACTATTTATCAATACCTAACATAAATAACATTGTGGAGAAAAAAGATCTAATAGATTCAACAAAAGAGAAGTACCCTTTTCTAACAGGCATACTATATGGTGGTGTAGAGTACGTTGGAATTGTTGTCAATCATGATAATAGCATCTTAACTTTCTACGATATAGAAAAAATCCCAACAATAGAGAATAGAAAAACATTTTTAGAAATGGGAGAAACCTGGTGGTGGGAATCTAACAGAATGTTGCCTATAGATGTATTTTTAAATATTGAGATGAGGATGTTTCAACCTTGTTTAAAAACATTTATAATGAAGGATGTTGAAATTTTATTTGGTCCTGTAACTACATTACAAAATTTATTAAAGAAACGTATTAAAAGACGTGGAATTCAATTAGTCAAGAAAACAGACTAACTACTCGCAAATATTATTTAATTGCACTATAATTGCTAATGCATATCCATAACTGTGACTTTTCTTAAAGAAATAAGTTCCATCATCTGGCTTTACCCAAACATCTGCTTCTATCTCCTTCCAGCTCTTTCCCACCAAGTGCCTTTTACCAGGCCTAATTATTGCAAGTATCATTGCAAGTTGTTCTAGACTAGTTGGAAGATGTTGCTTAACAATATCATAATGATTAGCAATATGGAATAGTTGCTCTACTACTTCTTTATGTTGAAACAATTCCCACATAGGTTCTGTATCAACTAATTTGTTTAAATGTGTTTCATCTATAATATCATTATATACACTAGCATTTAAAAAGTCTACTTTAAACCAACCTTCTTGTTCTGCTTGTTTGTGATCTATTGTACTATAACCTTGTAAAGGAAACTTGGGAATGTTTTGAAAGTAGACACCAGTATTGTGTTTGGTAAACTTACCATCCTTTTCAATACTTGCAGGCGTATGGTCAATTAACTTAAGAAAGTCATCTCTATTTGCCATATCTATATCTACATCAAAATCTATTTTCATTTTTGTGCAAGCCTTTTTATATGGTTATGTATTTTAAAATTACAACTTATACTGTATCTATAACTTTCGCCCAGTACTGGAGCAGTATAATGATCTAAACTTGATGGGAATATAAGTATGTCCCCATCTTCAGGTTCTAAAGTTAAAAGACTTTTTCCAAATCCATTTATGTTAGGATTTTGTCCATATAAAAAATGTACTTGTCCTTTTTGTTCTTGGTACGCACTTTTATTAACTATATAATTTGTTGCATTTTTATCTAAACTTACTTTAGGATATATTACACATACTAAATCTGCCGCCATTAAGTGATTATGTATAGGATTATATTCCATTGCTACTTGTTTGTTGTACCATGCATCAGATAAATTTACTATAGAATCTAAATCGTTTGCCTTTAAAGTATCTGCATATATGCCATTATCTATATCTCTTACATAATCCTCTATCAGATTAATAATAGACTTTATTACCTTACTATTTCTTAGTTCTGTATAAACATTATTTTCTTCGTTTATAAATCCTACTAGTTTATGATTATCTGTTTGATTACTTGCTACACAAATATCATAAAGTTCTTGTGTTTCCTCGTCACTAAGTTTAGTCTTTCCTATCTTTGGACCAAAATAGTCTATTACTTCTAGTTTATCACTCATATCCCTGCAATCTCACATGCATTTTTTACTTCTGCAACTTCTTCTTTATTATTAGCAAATTGCTTCATCCAAAAAGTAGCATCAATAATGTCGGCAATCATTTTTACTTGTTCGTCTGCAAATCTTACTAATAAATCATCACCTGTTTGGCACAAATATATAACCCAAGGACTAATTTTTGCACTTCTAATATCATGTACCGCCCTTGCTGGAGATACTGCTTTAAAATAATCTTGCCAAGAGTTACCTGATTCTTTACTCCAATTTGACAAATATATAATAGTTCGTTCTAAGGCTTTCATACCTGGTTCTTTTTTAACATAATATAACATGTATTCATCATACATCTTATCCTTGCTCCAGTCTGCTAATTTCTTACCATTTTTAATAAGCCATTCTGCAAACTGCTCAGGATTTAAATATTCATTTGTTACACAACTTCTACCAAACTTAACAAATCCTTCATAGTATTGACTTTTTACAAAGTCTTCATAAGACTTAGCCTTTGTTGCCGTAGTATTTAATTCATAAAACATTTGGAAAACTCTATATCCTAATCTAGTATGTGTAAGTTCTTTATCTGCCATACGTCTTTTCTTTACACACATATGGGCACTTAGAGTTCTTTCGCTCCTAAATGTTTTTTCGCACCATTTACATGTAAAACTATTTTCCAAAAATATCCTTGATTGTCTTGTCATCGTATCCATGAGATTCCGCTAACTGTTTTAATTCTTCTTTTGTATTTAATTCTATAAAATTATTAATATCCTCATGTTTCATATGTGGAAATAAATCATATACAAAATCAAATACTTTGCTTTTTTTCTTTCTTGCATTAGGCGGTTTTAAATAAGGATGAAATTGTATTTTACCTACACCACATGCACTTAGTAATAACCATTGCAGTTCAGGATGTTTACTAACTTCCATAAACTGATAATTTACTAATTCATTTGTCATAAAGATATAGTTTGCGGCATCTCTTCCTTGCACACTACTACAATATCTCATCATCATCCAGGCACTAAATGCCTTCTTTTGTTCGTCATTAAGACGGTTGTAAAAGCCTCTATCCTTTTTATCAATAGCCGCCATTATGTCTTTTAATGGTATTTGTGGCTTTTTAGCCATTACTCACCTTCAAATTCTATTAAGGTCTCAACATTAAAACCCTCTTGTTCTATTATAGCACTTCCTCCTAAATTGGGCAAGTCTATTACAGCCAGAATTAAAATATTTTCTTTAGGTATATGCCAACATTGTGCAATTAGACTTGCTAATGCTCTTGCTGTTCCGCCAGTAGCAATTAAATCATCTATAATAACAATTTTATCTTGTTTGTTTAAGTCAGAATTTCGTTGTATGTGTAATATTGCTTCGCCGTATTCTAATTTATAATTTCTTTGAAATGTTTGGTTAGGTAATTTACCAGGCTTTCTAGCAAGTATTAAAGGCAGTTCCATATCTCTTGCTACAGGAGAAGCAAATATAAAGCCTCTGCTTTCTATTGCAACAATTTTAGTAGCATTAAATTGCATACATGCTTTAGTAAGATCAATACATGCTTTATTGAACGCCTGTGGGCTTTCTAACATACTTGTAATGTCCCTAAACTGTATACCTTCCTTTGGAAAGTTAGGTACTGTTCTGATAGTTTCTTTTAAATCCATAGTGTTTCTTAAATCCTCAAGTTCCTTTAATTGTGGATACCTTGTGTAGGCAGGATGGCTATACTTTGTGTCCATTAGAATATGTCTACTTGTTCCCAAGGCATGTCTTCTTTACCAAAGTGTCCATAGTTAGTTGTTGTGGTTAAGTCTAGATCAAATAGTTTGAATCTGTCTATAATACCTTTTGGTGTAAGATCTATATTATCCATAAAGTAATCTGCAAATTCTTTTCTAACTTCTCCATCTGCATATACATATAGGCTTGTTGGTTCTTTGACACCTATTGCATAACTTAATTGTACTGTAGCATTTTTTGCCTTACCACTAGCAACAATATTCTTTGCTAGGTATCTTGTCATATAGGCGGCACTTCTATCCACTTTGGTACAATCTTTACCACTAAAGGCTCCGCCACCGTGTGGTGCATAACCGCCATATGTATCTACAATAATTTTTCTACCTGTTAAGCCTGTGTCTCCATCTGGACCACCTATAACAAATCTACCTGTTGGATTTATTAACCATTCAGTATGTAATAAGTCTACTTTATCTTTGACTACAGGTAATATAATATCCATTACACGATCTCTAACTTCTTCTATGCTTAGTTCGTGACTATGTTGAGTACTACATACAACTGTCTTAATGTCAATGGGTTTACCAACACTATCATAGTTAAATGTAACTTGTGATTTACTATCTGGTCCTAACCAATCAGCACCATTTTCTCTTGCTGTTTGCAATGCTTTAAGTATTTCATGACTATAGTAAATTGCACTAGGCATGTAATTGGGCGTTTCATCACATGCATATCCAAACATAAGACCTTGATCACCAGCACCAAAGTCATCAGTACCCATTGCTATATCTGGACTCTGTCCATGCAATTCATTATATACTTTTAAATGGTCCCAATGGAACCCGTCTTGTTCATAACCTAAATCTTTAACTATATTTCTAACTATACTTTCAATATGTTCTTTATCAAACTTATCGCTTTTGTACTCACCTGCAAGTGTAACCATATTGGTTGTTACTAAGGTTTCTACTGCCGCCCTATGGTTAATATTTTTGTCAATAAGATAAGTTGCTACTGCATCAGATATTTTATCTGCAATCTTATCTGGATGTCCACTACTGACACTTTCACTTGTAAATTCGTACATTATGTATCTCCTTCTTTTACAAAGATACCATCTATCATTTTACCTTTGCGATCTTTAATATCGTCATATGCTACTTGTAAACATTCTTCCATAGTAATATTATTCCTTTTCATAATATTAATCATTACAACCATCATATCACCCAAGTCATCTCTGATATCGTTTCCTTTACATACGTTATCAGATAACTCTCCCATTTCTTGTAGTAGTTTTAATACTTGGTCTTTATCATTCGCTCCGTCAATTAAATTTCTATCTACATGCCATTGTTCAACTTTTTCTATAAGTTCTTGCATTACAATTTTCCTTCTTCACGTTGTTGTTTTCTAATTTCTGTACCACTTATGCTTTCTATATCTGCATCAAATACTTCTTGCTCTACTTTGTATCCTACATCTCTTCCGTATGTAATATTCATTATATTAGGAACAGGATAGGTTCTAAACTTACCACCAAATTCTGCCAACTCAAATTCTATATTTCTACAAATTTCTACGGCATTCCAAGGATTATCTTTTGTCAAAGGCATATCTCTTACAAGTATTGCTACTTGTCCGTGTTTTTCTAATGCTCTTTCAAATAATGCCTTGTGGCCTGCATGGAACGGTTGGAACCTTCCAAGCATCTGTGTAGTTGGTAATTTAGGTTGGAACTCATGGTCTTTAATATCAACAGCAATTAATCTTGCCCATTCTTCTATCTTGTCTTCGCTCCACCATTCGTCAGCAACTAATGTTACACCTAAACCACTTTCACTTGGTTTTTGAAATATTTTATTTGTGTCTTCATATCTACCTTCTTCTATAGTATCCATAAAGATAGTATATTCAGGCATAAATGCTTCTTGTAATTCATTTGTTGGACAAACAAAGTCTGCTACACCGTAATTTCCTTTTGCAACACTTTTTCTAACATAGTCTTGCATACGTTTCATTTGTCTTTCTCTGCCTTCAGGTGTAAAGTCCCAATCGTTAAATTTTTCTCTGATTTCGTCTGCATTGTATAAATCTGCATTACCTAGTATTTCTACTAGTTTAGTTGCTAACGTTGTTTTACCTGAGCCAGGTAAACCACAAATCAAGATTCTTTTCATCTATTCTCCTTTTCCCATTCAACGTTATCGTCGAAATCTACCCAATAGTCTTCTAAGTTTTCTTGTGTTAGATCTTGACTATCATGCCACTTAATATTTAACCAACCTACTTCAGCATCATAACTTTTACCGGTTGAGTCATTGTAGTCATAGTCACAATCTAATTCCACTTTATCATAGTAAACAGAATCTACAAATTCTGCCAAATTTGTTTCAACAACACCATAGCCTAATTTAAATTCATCAAACGGTTCGTCTGTATCTACGAACCAAGCACCAAAGCCACCTTTTTCTGAACTATGAAACATTAAGACTGGCACATATTTGTTGCCGTCTTCATCTTCTTCATTAATAATTTCAGGTTCTTCATTACTAAAGTATCCGCCTTCTCTTCCATATACATAGATTGCTTCTCCGTCATATGTTTCTTTTTCATAGTCCCAATCATCTGAACCATCTGCTGGCACTTCATATACAGAAAATCCACCATCAGCATAAGCACTATTAATATGCTCT